GCCCACGCTGCGACCACGGGCAACAACTCCATTGCTGCCGCCATCGGGCGCAACAGTAGGGCCAAGGGCGCTATCGGTAACTGGCTGGTCCTTGCCGAGTACACCGATGACGGCAAGATCGTGTCCGTGCAGACGGCGAAGGTGGACGGAGAGACAATCAAGGCGGACACGTTCTACACGCTCAAGGGCGGGGAGTTCGTCGAGGCGGAATAGGCACAAGCCCGGCGCCGTGGGCAAGGAAGCCTAGACTGCGCTCACGCGCATCGACGCGGCGCCGGGCGACAACAAAGGAGAAGGCATGGACATCATCGCAATGCTCGGGTTCTGGCACGAACTAGGACGCCGGCTGGCAGAAGCCGGGGCACGCAACGACTACTTCTGGTTCCTCCGCATCGGGAGCGGGACGTGAAAGGATACACCATGACCCCGAACCGCATCACCACCATCCTGCTCACGGCGCTGGTCGCGGCGCTGTACCTGAGCGGGTGCCAGAAGATCGAGACGCCCGCCAACCGTCCGGCGCCGCCGGATAGTTCGGCCAACCGTTCGGAGTTTCCGAACAGTTCCGCCACCGTCGCCAAGGTCGAGAAGGCGATGGCGGCGGCGGATATCACCGTCGCAGACGTCGCCGCCTTCCTCTACTCGCGGGGGTGGACGATCATCCCGAACGCGATGGACCGCCCGCACTGGCGCCGTGTCAACTGGGCGCCGGCCGACAACCCCGCGTACTACGTAGCCGAGATCCGCGTGGCCGTGTCCGACACGGCGCTGTCGATCTACCTGCCGCAGCACGCAGGACCGTACAGCGTGGCCGTGACGGCGTATCGTGGCAACGGGACGCACAGTAACAGGTCGCTGGTCGGGTTCAGCGACAACGGCGACGGCTCCAGCGCGCTGAGGGGGGTAAACGAGTAATGGGAACCACAAAGATCGAGTGGGCTGACGCCGTATGGAATCCGGTCACCGGCTGCACGAAGGTGAGCGAGGGCTGCCGGAACTGCTACGCCGAGCGAGTTGTGAAGCGGTTCGGCGAGCGCGTGCATGGTCTCGACCAAGTACCGTCCTACCCCGACTTCATCGGACCCGGTGACGCCGAGACGCGGGCTTTCACGGACGTGGCGATCCATCCCGACCGCCTCGACCAGCCAATGCACTGGCGCAAGCCGCGGCGCGTGTTCGTGTGCAGCATGGGCGACCTGTTCCACGAGAATGTTCCGGACGAGTTCATTGCGGCCGTGTTCGGCGTGATGGCCGCGTGCCCGCACCACACGTTCATCGTGCTTACCAAGCGCCCGAACCGGATGCGCGGATGGTTCTCGTGGATCGCCTCTATGGGCGAGGCCACCGCACACAAGAGCGACATGCAGGATGGGCCGATCTGGACGCTTCAGGTCGCCATGATCTGCGCCCGCGACCACGGGTCGGCTGCTGCTGGCTGCCGCGTCAAGTGGCCGTTGCCGAACGTCATCGGCATGGTCAGCGCAGAGGACCAAGGCACGGCGGACTCCCGTGTGGCGCTCCTGATGGATTCCCCGTTCGCTGTGCGCGGCCTCAGCTACGAGCCCGCACTTGGGCCGGTGGATGTCTCGCGGTGGCTGCGGCCGCGACAGGCGCCGCTCGATGACGGCTACGGTGGAGATCACGCGCCGGGTTGGCATTCGGACATGCGCAGGCTCGGCTGGGTGATCTGCGGCGGCGAGAGCGGCCCTGGTGCGCGCCCGATGCACCCGGACTGGGCTCGCTCCCTGCGCGACCAGTGCGCCGCGGCCGGCGTGCCGTTCTTCTTCAAGCAACACGGGGAGTGGGCGCCGCCGTGGCGTGCTGGCGAAGCTCTCGCGGAGAGCCAGAACCGCGGCGAGGCCTCAGACCGCAAGCCGTTCTGCCCCGGGTGCGCGGTCCACCGCTGGCCAGACGGCAGCCAATCCTGGCGCGTCGGCAAGAAGGCCGCCGGCCGCGAGCTCGACGGGCGGACACACGACGAGATCCCCGGGGGGTGCGTGTAGTGGCGCACAGGATCTACTCCCGAACGGCGCGAGGTAGATTCCGCAAACCGTACTCGTTGGAAGAGCTCGGCTTTGACCTGGCCGACGGTGCGGCGACGTGCAGCGAATGCGGAACAACATGGCGACCCCTGTTGCGCTGCGGAAAGTGCCCGCGGTGCGGAACCGCTCTTCGAGAAAACAGCACATCGGACGACGAGATCCCGGGGGTGGGGGAATGAGCGTCAGGGACAGGATCAACGACATCGCCAAGGCGTTTGAATACTACGCGAACATCGGCAGCAAGGTTGATTATGCACATACCGTCGCCGCTATCCAGGCCGCGCTCGACGAGTGCGACAAGGAGCCGTGGCAGAGCATGGATAGTGCGCCGAAGGGGCCGCCTATCCTCGCGTGTGTTGACGGTCAGACTCGCATTGTCCAATGGGGAAAGACGAGCCACGTCCCCCTGTACGGATGGTGCTTGGCAGATCAGGGCGTAGAGGACTACGACATCTGTGAGCCTACCCACTGGACGCCCATCCCCGTGCTGCCGAAGGAGGCGTGATGGAGCGCCAGGAAGTATGCCCCAAGTGCGATTCCATCGGATGCGGATCTGTCGTGCGCCGCGTCCAGTTTGAGCAATCATCCAACGGATTCTTCAACCTGCAAGGCGACTGGGTGAACAATCCGCACAGTTGGACAGTAACACAACTTATCGTGGAGTCGGAATCCATTACCTGCCTGCGGAGGCAGATTGAGCTACTCGGTCGGGCGAACCATGAGCTTATCGCCAAGCTCGCCGAGGCCGCGAGGCTGGCAAAGGACACCCAAACCGCCGCGAAGGATCTCAGCCAGTGAACCACATCACAGCAGCCGAAACACTCATCCGAATCGCCGCCACAGCAGCCCACGGCTCCGACGAGGACGACGGCGTGGTCGTCTCGGACGCCGACTTCTTCGAGATCACCGCCGTGGCCAAGTGGCTCATGGCCGGCGCTATCGAACGCAGGCAGGAGCCAACAGCAACGCGCTGGCCGGCGGTGCCGCTGGCCGTCATCGAGCGGCTGGCCATCGAGGCCCGCATCCGCGAGTGTGGCAACTTCACCGCCGCTGCCAAGTCGCTCAAGATCGACCCGGCCACCATCTACAGGCTCAGGCAGCGGTGGCAGAACGAAGACAGCAAGAGGTTCGTGGTGGTATAGGGATGAACTGCGTAGTAGATAACACTAGAATCGAGGAATAATGAGCAACAAGTTGCGCGAGGCACTGAGCGATGCGATTGCGTTCATCAAGAGCGGCGGGTTGCATCGTGATCCGGGGCTGGACTACAGCTACTACGCGGCGAGGATCGGGAAGTCGAGGGTGGAGGCTTGGGAGGCGGTATTGAATCGCGTACCGTCCATGACGCCGGAGCAGGCGAAGCCGCGCATTGTCTTCACGGCCAATGGGGCCAGCCGCGACGGCGCCGCTGACGTCGCTGCGCGTCGCGAAGAGCAGATGTACGCGCAGTTGCTTGCTGACCTGCGTGGAGAAATGGAGGCACTTGTCCGCCGGCTGGTGGCGGAAGCGATTGAGAAGACGTTCCCGACGATCAGCGCAGAAGTGGACAACGGCGTTGCGCTGCAAGGTGCGATGTCTGGCACGGAGCGTTGTCAGGTATGTGTCATGTTGGGTGTTGAGGAACACTGGCGTCACTTTCGCAAGACCATTGTGCAGCCATATCAGGCTGTTGCAGTCGGTGCCGGTGGTGCAATCGGGCTATGTGTTGAAAACAGCATGGCCATCGCGCGCGCGGTTGCGAAAGCAAACAAGCCAGCCGACCGGACGGCGTTGAGTGCTTCGCTCTCGATGGCTGTATCCCCGCTGAAACGTTTACGCGGATGACCATGAACGAGGAGCCCGTTCGCACGCCCGCCGACATCGGGCAGTAGGATTCACTAGCACGGAGGCCCAATGACCACCCGCACCGTTCACCAGGACTGCGACCTCATGCTACGAGGATACCCGCCGCTGGATCGCGGGCAGGCCATCGAGATCGTCACCGTCGCGTTCCTGCGCTGGCTCGAGCGGCACCGGACCGTCATGCTGGCCGACGTTGCCGAGCGGGTGGCCGGCGGAAATAGGCCAGCCGTATCGCGCTTCGTGAGCCGCGAGACGCCCAGCCTGGCCGTGGCCCAGCGCATTGTGGATGCCTACCCTGAAATTGGCCTTGAGGTCGGGGAGCCTATCGTCTGCTCCCGCTGCGGACGCCTGCCACACTTTCCTCGTTCGCTTGGCGTGCCTATTTAGGCAACCGCCACCGCCGGTACCATTGCCGCGGGTTTGATGGCGCGGAGTGAGTGGGACCCCGCTCGTGGACGGAGCCGCCGCGCCGTCAGCCCGTCAGGCAGGATGGGTGCCGAAGCCGAAAAAGCCTCGGAGCATCACCACGAGCACCAGCTCGGTAGAGCGGCGCGAGCTGTTCTGCCAGCATTTCTGCGTGTCCTTCAATGCCCTGGACGCCGCCAAGCAGGTCGGCTGGGGTTCACCGCAGGTCAAGAGCGCGCTGCTGATGCGCGAGCCGGGCGTCCAGGCCCGCATTCGCGAGATCATCGAAGCCCGCGTGGCGCAGATCCAGTCCACCGAGTTCCCCGTCCTGGCCAAGATCCGCGAGGTTGTGGACCGGTGCATGGTTGCCACTCCCGTGACCGGCCCCCGCGGCAAGGTCATCGACGGCCAGTGGACCTTCGACGCGACCGGCGCCCTGCGCGGCCTTGAACTGCTCGGCAAGCACGAGGGCCTATTCCCGGCCCGAATGGACATCAATGTTACCGAAGCGAAGGCAAGAGACGCGATTCAGCGCGCGCTGAAGATCGTCTCCACGCATGTCACCCCCGAGGTCTTCCGCGCCATCGTCGCGGACCTGGAGGGTGCCGGTGATGCGTAATGCGATCCGGGCGAGCATTTCCCTGGCGGTGCTGCTGATGGCGCTGACCGCCTGGCAAGTGCTTGTGGCCGAAGCCAAGGCCGTCGCCGCGGAAGTCACGCGCGAGGCCGACAGCGAGCTGCGCGAGCTGCTGACCTACAGCGGCCCGGACGCCGATCGGCAATTCGAGTCCATCGCCACGCTCCAGCGGATGCTGGGCTACAACGTGAGCGATGCCCACGCGCAGATCATCCGCCATCAGAACCTCACGCACTTCGGCGAGAACAAGCGCGACCTCGTGCTGGCGTTCCGCGGCCTGGGCAAGACCACGACGGGCACAATTGTCCGCTCGATCGCCTACATCCTGCGCGATCCCGAAGTGCGCATCCTCATCGCGTCGGCGTCAACCGAGCCGGCCGAAGCGCTGCACGAAGCCATTCATGGCCACTTGTCCACGAATGAGACGCTAATCCGCCTTTTCGGGCCGTTCTACGATGACAACGCCAAGACTCGCTCGGGTCGCTTCGCCAAGCGCGCGTCCACGATCCTCCAGCGCAAGAACGTTTCATTGCCCGAGGGCACGATCACCGTGCTCGGCGCCGGCAAGCAGGCAGCCATGCGCCACTTCGAGGTCGCGTTCGCCGACGACATCGTGGTCGGCGAGACGGCGCGCACGAGTCGCCAGCGCGCGAACCTGGACTCGTGGTACGGATCGACCCTGGCCGGCACGTTTATCCCGCAGACCAAGGTGCACCACATCGGCACGCGCTACTGCACGGGCGACAAGTGGGACATCATGGAAAACGGCCGCCGCGGCGACCCGCACGGCCCGCTGACGGGCAAGGTGCTGCGGCTGCCGATGGTGCGCAACTACGCGGCGCCGCGTGACCAGTGGGAGCCGACGTTCCCCGACCTGACCACGCGGCAAGAGTGCATCGACAAGTACTTCGAGATGGGTCCGCTCGACTTCCCGGCGCAGATGCAGCAGGACACCAGCGCCGGCGAGGGCCGCTACTTCAAGTACGCCGACCTCATGTGGTACGGCAACGACCAAGCCGATGAGGCGCGCCCCCCGCAGGGCCTTGCCTATTTCCAGTACACGGACATGGCGGCCAAGAAGACCGAGGCTGGCGACTTCTTCGTAAACCTCACCATCGGCGTGACTCGCGAGTCGGAGCCCGGCCTGCGGCGGTACTTCGTCGTGGACATGGTGCGCGAACGCGCCGGGTTCCACCGTCAGCGCGAGATCATTCTGCAGCAGGTCGAAAAGTGGAACCCGATCGTCGCTGGCGTTGAGGCCGCGCAGGCGCAAGCCGGCTTCGCCGAGGAAGTCCGCGAGCTGTTCGACCCCCGCGTTACGCCGTGCCCGGTCCGCGAAGACAAGGGCCTACGGGCCAGCCGCATCGTCTCCTGGGTCGAGCAGCACCGCGTCTACCTGCCCATGCCTGGCACCGCCGCCGGCATCGCCGTCGAGGCCCTTATCGGGGAGCTCTGCACGTTCGACGGCATGGCCAAGTCCGGTGACGACCACGACGACTGCGTGGACGCCTTCGTCGGCGCCATGAGCCTGGCCACGACCAACGGCCTGCTTGACGGCGTTGGCACCGTGGTTGGAGCCGGAACACTGGAGGCGCTCGCGCTATGAGTAGCATCGTCGGGCGCGTTCTGAACTTCGCGGGCTTGCAGCGCAAGGCCATCTCCACAGATGAGAAGGCCGTGACGGTTGAGCAGTCCGTTGGTGGACTGTCGGCGCTGTACTCCGACGATGGGCTGACCATCGAGCAGTACCGAGAGATGCTGGAGCGCGAGCCGCAGCTGAAGGCGGCCATTGCCCTCAAGATCTACGCGCGGCTGTCAACGGGCTGGGCGATCGAGCCGGCGTCGGACGACCCCCAGGACATCGAGATCGCCGACTTCGTGCGCGACCAGTTCGAGCAGATGTCCGGCACGGTTGACGGCGTTCTGCGCCGCGCGCTGATGGCCATGGCCTTCAAGCTGAGTGTGCAGGAGATCGTCTATCGGTACATCGAAGACGGCCAGTGGTCCGGCATGTACGGCTGGAGCGCGATCAAGCCCAAGAACGGCGAGACGTTCACGGTCAAGACGGACGACTACGGCAACGTGCTGCACCTGGAGCAGAAGATCGGCCACGGCAGCGCCAAGAAGCTGGACGCCTCCTACTTCGTAGTATGGGCCTGGGACCATGACGGCGACTTCCGCGGCAAGAGCGATCTGCGCGCGGCCTACCGCTGGTACAAGGCGAAGGACCTCATCGCTCGGTTCTGGAATGTTTTCCTCGAGCGCTACGCGATGCCCCTGCCGGTGGCAAAGCACGCCCCCGGGGCGAGCGAGGGCGACAAGAAGGCCATCGTCGCCGCCTTGGCCAACGCCGCCACGAACAAGGCCGTGGCCATCCCGAAGGATTGGGAAGTCGAGTTCGTCGAGGCCACCCGCGAGGGCGGCGATTACCAGGGCGCGATCGACTACTGCGACCGCATGATGGCCCGTTGCTGCGTTGTGCCGCAGCTGATGCTGGACGAGGGCAAGTCCGGCAGCTACTCGCTCGGCAAGTCGCACGGCGAATCGTTCGCCTGGGTGCTCGACTCGCTCGGCAAGGAGATCGAAGAGAACATTGTCGGCGAGCAGCTGATCCGGCGGCTGGTCGATTGGAACTACACCGCCGAGCGCTACCCGGCCTTCAAGTTCAAGCCGTTCACCGATGCGGCGTTCGCCGAAATCGCGGCGGCTTTCGGAACGCTCGTGGACAAGGGCATCGTCACGAAAGACGAGCCTGTGGTCCGCGAACGTCTCACCCTGCCGGCCCGCACCTCCGCCGGCAGCACGGACGCGGGCGGTGTGCCGGAACAGACGCCCGGCGCAAACGGCCCCGACCCCCAGGGCCCGCCGGCCACGCCGCCCGCCCCGCCCGCGTCCGGTGGTTCCAAGGATGACAAGCGCGGCGCCACGTTCGCCGAGCCTGCCGGGCTCAAGCACGCGGCCAAGATGGACTTCGCCGAGACGGTGCGCACGCTGGACGCGATCGAGGCGGAGGCCCAACGCGATGCCGCGCGCGCCGTCCAGGCCATGCACGCCGACCTCAAGCGCGCTGTGCGCAAGGCGCGCATCATCGAAACTCGCGACCAGGCCGCGATCGACAGGCTCCGCCTCGGCCACGTCGGCGAGCTGCGCGCGGCTCTGGAGAAGGGCTTCGGGCTCGCCCTGGCCCACGGCGCCGAGGATGGCTTCAAGGGCGTTGTGTCGGGTCTGGACGCCGCCGGCGTCAAGGCTGACTTGCAGCCCAAGGATCGCACACCGCTGAACTTCGACGACGGCGAGCTGTCGTTCTCGATGCGCGAGATCCTCACCTTCTGGAAAGGCAAGGTGCCCGTCCAGAAGGACCTGCTGCAGCACTACACGCGCCAGGCGTTCACCGTTGCCGGCGTCACTTCGGACGCCCTTCTGGAGCAGGCCAAGCAGGCCATCGGCCGCGGCATGGTGCGCGGCAACACTTACGCGGCGGTCGAGGCCGCGCTCGCTGACATCTTCGAGCCCTACTACTTGGCCGAGGTTGACCCCGGCGTCGGCTCCGCTCCGCGTCTGCACAACATTGTGCGCACGAACATGAGCGAGGCTTACAACACGGGGCAGATGAACCTCTATCGCGACCCAGAAGTCGGCGACTTCGTGCGGGCGTTCGAGTACTCGGCCGTCATGGACTCGCGCACCAGCGAGTACTGCCAGGCGTGGCACGGTGTCGTTCTCAAGAAGGACGATCAGCGCTGGGTCGCTGCGCTTCCCCCGAATCACTACCAGTGCCGCTCTGTGCTGATTCCGATCGTGCAGGGCGAGGCATTCACCGAGACGACGAACCCGCCCAGCATCCTTCCGATGCTCGGGTTCAGAACGTGAGGCGCGCGAAATGACGAAGCTCCTGCGGGCCACTGGCCGCGATGACGCTCCCAATAGGGCGTGGGTGCAAGTGTTTCGCACCGGTCGCCACACTGCCAGCGATGGCAGCACCGGCGACTACACGGCCGCCGATCTGGACGAGATCGTGGCCACGTTCCGCGCTACCGCAGACCAGTACAAGCCCGTCCTGCGCATCGGCGGCCACGATGGTGGCGCCGCACCCGCGGGGGGCAAGGTCGTGGACCTGAGGCGTAGCGGGGACTTCCTCGAGGCCCTGTTCGACACCGTTCCCGTGGTGGCTCGCGCCATCTCGGCGGGCGCCTACAACGGCGTGTCGGCTGGGCTGCGCATCGGCGCGCGAGTCGGCGACAAGACCTTCGGCAAATTCCTCGACCACGTTGCGATCCTGGGCAGCCGCATCCCGGCCGTCAAGGGCCTCAACGGGCCTGATGGGTTGGCCAGTCTGTTCTCCGACGATGACGCGGCGGTGCTCGCCATCAACTTCGAGATGGAGGACGACATGGACGAGAAGCTGGCCCAGGAAAACCTGGAGCTGAAGGACAAGCTGCGCGTGGCGGAAGCCGACGCGGCGAAGGCCAAGGCCGACTTCGCCACCGCGGAGACGGCGCACGCCGACGCCATCAAGACGCTGGAGACGAAGCACGCGAACGAGCTGAAGGCCGAGCGCGACAAGGTGGCCGTGTTCGAGGCCGCCGCCGCGAAGACCGAGGTTGAGTCGCTGGTCGATGGCGCGATCCGCGCCGGCAAGCTGGCCCCCGCGGTGAAGGACGCCACGATCGCGGCGGGCCTGGCCCTGCGGTCGCAGGCCAACTTCAGCGAAGACGGCAGCGGGTTCGCGTCGTGGAAGGACGCGCTGGCGAAGGCGCCGAAGGTCATGAACTTCGACGACAAGGCCAACGCCGGCGGCGATCAGAACGACAAGCTGACGCAGTTCGAGCGCGAGTTCTCCGAGGGCGCGGAGATGGCCAAGAAGTACGCGAAGTAGTCGCGGCTCTTCGCCACGACCACGCGCAACAACCTGCCGGCCGCGGGCCGGCGATGACAGGAGAAAGTCATGGCTCTGAACACCACCACGCGGACCCCGGTCGGTGCGATCCGGCAGAACGTGCACAGCGTGCCCAAGACGATCGTGTCCACGGCCGTGGACGCATCGAACACCGGCAAGACGCACATCCTGCTGCCGTACCTGGTGCTGGGCGTCATCACTGCCAGCGGCAAGCTCGCGCAGTACAACGACGCCGCGAGCGACGGCACGCAGACCGCGAAGTACATCCTGCTCGAGGAAGTGGACATGAAGGACGGAAACGCTTCGGCGTCGGCCACCGATCACGTCGCCGAGGTCCTCAAGCTGGGCACCGTCACCTACGACCAGCTGCACGGCTGCGATGCGAATGGCAAGGCGGATCTGATCTCCGCCGGCATCGAGTGCCTGTAGCCGCGCAGTAGCCGCCACAAGGATGTGACGGCGACGGAGCAACGATTCGGCCGCAACGGCCGCCACACACGGAAGTGAGGAAGACCATGCCGATGTTCCCCTCCAACGCCAAGCTGACGGGCTTGGTGCAGAGCTTCGTGCCGGACAAGCGGTACATCGCTCGCACGCTGTTCACCCCCGAAACGTCGGACTCGAACCTGTACGAGTTCGACCAGATCGCGTGGAACCGTGGCATCACCACGTTCCGCAACGAGAACAGCCGGGCCGGCGCGACGGCGATGACCGGCAAGACCCGCATCCAGGCGCGGCTGCACACCATGCGCGAGCAGAAGCTGGTGGACGAGCGCCTGCTGCGCTGGGAGAACGCTCCCGGCCAGAACGCGCCGGAGATGTTCAACCAGCTGCTGACCCGCGAGATGCAGGACCTCGCGGACGTGTTCGACCGCACCGAAGAGAAGCTGTGCTGGGACCTGCTGCGGACCGGCACCGTGTCGGCCGTGGTCGAGGGCGTCACCAACAGCTACGCCTTCGGCATCGGCGGTTCGGCCACGGTGAGCACGCCGTGGAGCACGATCGCGACGAGCACGCCGATCGCGAACCTGAAGGCCGCGAAGGACGCGGTGCGCCAGAACTGGGGCGCCGAGGCGACCGAGGTCTTCATGGGCTCGGACGCCCTGAAGTACCTGATGCAGTCGGCCGAGGCGCTGGCCATCCTGGGCGAGGTCACGAAGGACCAGTATGCCGTCATGGGCATTCTGGAGAAGATCAGCGGCCTGAAGATCACGATCGTGGACGGCGGCTACTTCAGCGCCGGCTCGTTCGTGCCCTACCTGTCGGACAACGCCACCAACGTCAACATCGCGATCATCAAGGCGGACGGCCCGGTCGGTCAGTTCGTCACGACGCACCCGATCGACAGCAAGGCGCCGGACGGCATGTACGGCCGGTTCGCGAAGGTCTACGAGCAGGAGGACCCGGCGGGCCGGTTCCTGCTGATGACGCAGACCGGTCTGCCCGGGCTGACGATGAAGAACAAGCTGTACGCGCTGAAACTCTGGACGTAGGCGCGGACGGCATGATGGACGGGGCCGGCTCCGCGGCCGGCCCCACACCAACGGAGGACGAGCGGTGAAGCAAGTGACGATCAAGCTCCTGACGAACGTGCTGTTCGGCAGCGAGTCGCACCTGGCCGGCGAGACGGTGACGGTGGAGCAGGCCGTCGCCGAGCAGCTGCTGGCCCAGGGCCTTGGCGAAGCGGAGCAGAGCGGAAACGGCGCGGGGCCGGCGACCAGCGAGCCGGAGCCTAATGGCAAGGAGCAGGCCCAGTCCGGCCCCCGCGCCGCCAAGGGCGGCAAGTAGATCATGAACTACTGCGTCGCATCCGACGTGCTGGTGTACGCGCCGCAGGCTGCAGCCGCGGTCCTGGCCGACGAGACGACGGTTGATCCGTGGATCGCTGAGGCCGGCGGCATCATCGACGCGCACCTTCGCGGCACGTTCGTCGTGCCGCTGTTCTCCGGTGTCGAGGAAGACGTTGACCAGTACGTCAAGACGGCGGCGGCGAAGCTGACGGCCGGGCTCTACCTGCGCGCGAAGATGTCGCAGAAGTCTGGCACTCCGCAGGCGTATGCGGAGCGCTTGATCGAAGAGGCGATGGCGGCGATCGCGCTCATCAAGTCGGACCTGACCATGATCGACTCGCCGCTGCGTAGCGAGAGCGGCGACCCGGTGGACGCCGACGAGCTGCAAGTGACGATCGCCGGGTCTGACGACACTCCCGTGTTCGGCATGGGCGACGAAACGACCTGGGGCTGAGATGCTGACCGTGACCGTGGAAAGCAAGCAGGCGTCGGCGCTGCTCGGATCGCTGATCGCGCGCGCGCAGCGGCTTCCCATGGCGCGGATGCAGACGATCGCCTACCGGTCGGTGCTGCGGAACTTCAACGACCAGGGCCGCCCGCAGCGGTGGAAGCCGCTGGCGGAGTCCACGAAGGACAGCCGCGACTCGCGCCTGCGCGCATCGAGAATGAAGGGAAAGCGTCGGCGCAAGAAGTGGGTGGGCAGTGGCGCCGTCCCCGGAAAGATCGACACCGCGACCGGCGCGTACATGTTCAAGACGTATTCGATCTTGCAGGATACCGGTGCGCTCAAGAAGTCGATTGCTGCCACAACTGTCGGCCGCAACGGCTTCGTCGTCTACACGAAGTTGCACAGCAAAGACGGCTACTACTACCCCGCCGTGCACCAGTTCGGATCCCTCGACGGCAAGATCCCGGCCAGGCCGTTCATGGTCTGGCAGCCTGAAGACATCCGCGACATCAAGCGCATCATCATCGAGCACATCCGAGGGGGCCAGGCGTGAGCACTGGTGCCCACATCGACGCGCTTGTGGCGCTGCTGGTGGCCCGGGATTGGACCACGGCCACGCCGGCGCAGATCGTGGCCGGCGCCGTGCCGAACGCGCTCGACTATCCCGTGATCGCCGTGTACGCCGGCGCCGGCCGTGCTGTTGACGAGACGCTGGACGGAGTGGAGTGGCAGGAGACGGTCGAGATCGTGATCGCCTCGACGCAGGGCGTGGACGGCGCGGCGGACAATCAGGGCATGTTGATCGGCCTCAAGGACGAGATCGTCGCACTGCTCTACACGACGCCCGACTTCGGAGAGCCGACCGACGTTCGCGACTCGCACGTCACGGGCTGGGACCGCGCCGTTGTCACCTTCGAGGATGAGTCCGAGAACCTGCTGACGTTCGACTACCTGACGATTCACGTGGACGTGCGGTACGCACTGGACCTGAGCGGAAACTGACCTAGAGCACGGAGGCAAGAGCATGGGAAACCCGAAGCGTACCGGCAAGTTTGGCATCGGGCGCACGTCGAGCGCGTCGGCGACCGCTTCGCCGAAGTTCGTGATCGTCTGCGACAACGCGAACATCTCGGCAGAGCCGAAGACGTACGAGCGCATCAACAATCTGACGCCCGATGATATCGGCGTGGTCCCGGCCGGCTTCGACCACAGCTTCACCGTGGACGGCGCCGAGATCGACCCGGCGCAGTTCGGGTATCTGTGGTGGCTGGCCCTGGGCGGGCAGTCCATCGTGAGCAGCGAGCACGTACTGGTGCCGGCGAATACGCCGGAGTACTGCGAGGTGTTCTGCGACCGCAACGTGGACCTTGGCACCAGCACGCCGTCGCAGACGGCCGTCGGCGCCATGATCAACAAGCTGTCGCTCGACGTGCAGCGCACAGCGATGGCGAAGCTCTCTGTCGGCGGCGTGGCGTGCAACTTCGGAGCGAACGCCGCGGCCCTCGTGGCGGCCATGCCGGCGTACCCGCTGAACTGGGCGGCCCTGCGCGCCGGCGACTTCAAGATCGCCTACAACGGCGGTTCCCTGGCCAGCGAGCGCACCATCCGCGGCATCAAGATCGACTACGCGCGGACCATTTCCGGCGAAGACAACATCGAGCTGGACAGCGACCAGCCGTCGAGCCTGACCGCGCACAGCCGCACGCTGGAGTTCGAGCTGACGCGCGTGTTCTCGGGCGCTGCGGCCCTGGCCGAGTACAACGCCTGGAAGAACCAGCAGGAAGTCAATCTCTCGCTGGAGATGAAGGTCAACAGCAACGCCTACCGGGTGCTGATCGAGATTCCGCACGCGCGGCCGATCGGCCCCTACGCGGGCGCTGTCGGCGCCGGCGATGACTCGATCCTCGGCACGCTGCGGTGCAAGGCGTTCCAGAGCGGCAGCGACAACCTGATCAAAGTCACGGTGAAGGACGACACGACCGTGGCGTACACGTAGACAAGGAGAGTCCCGTGGAAGCGACCAACAGGCTGAAGTTCCTCTACAACAAGGAGACGCTGCGAGAGGTAGTGGGCGGCGCGCCGGGCGATTACGTGACGGTCACGTTTCGCATGTTGACCGGCGCTGACGACATGGCCATCAGCGATGCGCTGATCACGTTCGACGCCATGAGCGTTCCGCACATCAACCAGACCGCCAGCGACGTGGTGAAGCTCTGCCGATCCGTGGACGCGATCAGCGGGTTGGTGGTGGACGGCGAAGAGATTACGCAGCTGACGACCGAGACGTTCAAGCGTCTGCCGCGGTGGATGCTCGTGAAGATCCGCACGGCGGCGAACCTGTTCGAGGCCGGCCCTGGCTTCGATCAGGCGCTGGGGGAATAGAGAGCGCTGTCCGCTTCCTTCTTGAAGTGGCAGACCCGGATAGCGCGGCAGAGGTCTTCGACTGCGCCACTTGCGACCGGCCGAAGACGCATTGCGAAGGGTGCCCGATTCAGTACCAGCCGAAGGCGCTGGCGATCGCAAGCAGGCTGCTGCGCCTGCACCGACGAATGGAGCGCACCGGGGCGCTCCCGCAGGCGGGAGGGCTGCTGGATCAGGACGAACGGCTGATGGCACGGTTGGACATGGTGGCGCGAGTGGTGGGCGAACACGAGGCGCGGAAGCGGAGAGGGGGCGGAGACATTGAACGCGAATGAGCAGGACGTTGCGATTCGCCTGCGGGTAATTGATGACGAGATCGCCAATCTCCGCGCGTCCGTCGATGAGATCCGCCGCTTTGGCGCCGAGGGCGCCCGCGAGTTCAAGCGCGTGGGCGACCAGGCTCGCAAGACTGACGCCGATATCGCCCATATGTCATCAACGATCTCCGGCCCGCTCAACGCCGCCGCCGGACTGATCAAGGCCGCCATCGGGGGCATGACCGTCCGCTCGTTCCTGATGGCCGGCCAGGCCGCGCTCAACGCTGCCGACAACATCAACGACATGAGCAAGCGGCTCGGGATTTCTACGGAATCACTGAGCCAGTACGGCCACGTGGCAAAGCTGTCGGGTGCAAGCATCGACTCGTTTGCTGTGTCGATGAAATACAGCCAGCGCGCCATTGCCGAGGCCGTCGCGCGGGCCGGCGGCGCTAGGACGATGCTTCGTGGCCTTGGCCTGGACGCCAGGCAGCTGGCGCAGATGAAGCCCGAGGCGGCATTCGAGGCCATCGGGGACGCCATCTCGAAGCTGCCGACGCCGGCTGCGCGAACCGCGGCCGCGATGAAGCTGTTCGGGCGGGCCGGCACGGAAATGATTCCCGTGTTCGCCGATGGCGCCGAAGCCGTGCGCGCGGCTCGCGAGCAGTTCGATTCGTTTGGCGGGACGCTCGACAAGATCAGCGCCGGGAAGGCCGCTGCCGTCAACGATTCGATCGACAACCTTAAGGCGGCGTTGCAGGCGCTCGCTCGCGAGATTGCCGTTGGCGCTGGCCCGACAATCGAAAGTTGGGCCAGCGGACTCACGGCGGCCGCATCAAACGACAACATGCGTCGCCGTGCGTGGGGCTGGTTCGACACCCTTGGCGACGATGCCAAGAAGCGCATCGTGCCCAACATGGTATTCGGCGCCGGTTGGGACTTCGACGGCCAGAACGCCAATCGCATCATTGCCGCCTATCGCGCGTTCGTCGCCGAGTCGAAGGAGATCGACAAGCAGATCGAGGGGCTCGGCATTGGTGGGATTATGGGTATTGGCGCCAATCGAATGGCGCTGCCGTTTGAGTCGAAGTCGCGCGCCGAGATTCGCCTGGAATCATTGCAGCGGACGGCGAAGTCGCTTGGTATTGCGATCACTGAGTTGAAGGTCAACACGAGCGGCGCGCGGATCACATCCGATCGAAGTGCCGACGATCTGCGGAAGGCCATTCAGGACTACTACGAAAGCAACTCTGAGGCGGCTACGTCTGCGGCCAGGGCGTCCGCTCTTGCGCCGCGGGCGAAAGCGCTTGGGATTACGATCAAGCGCATCAGCGTCTCGACCACCGGCGCCCCGATCATGGTTGACAAGACGCCCGAAGAGCTTCTGCGGGAAATCGAAGACTACTACCGGCGGCTGTTTGCGATTTCAAAGGGAACTACGCTCGAAATCAAGGGCCTCAATCTGAAGCTGGCCGGAGACATCGCATCATCTGGACGACGGACTCTCAGCGGATTCGCTGCTGGAATGCGCGAGATCGAACAGCGCCGGAAATCGTTCGATGTGATCAAGGTCGGCGTGGTCTCGCTGGCCCAGGCGATCGACGGTTCGCTGGTCAACGCGATCATGGACTCGAAAGCCAAGCTGCTCGACATCGAATCAATCGGCAAGCAGGTCTTCGCAACGCTGGTGTCGGGACTACTCAATCTTGGCCTCTCGTACATCCTGCCGCCCGGACTGGCCCAGGCGGCGACGGGCATGGTCAAGGGGCGCGCCCTCGGCGGCCCCGCCTACGGCCCGACGATCGTCGGCGAGTACGGCCCCGAGATGGTCTGGCTCCCGAAGGGCAGCAATGTCACCCCCAGTAACAAGACGGCCGCCATGCTCTCAGGCGGCGGCGACAACGTGACCATTGACGCGCGGACGACGGTCGTCTTCCCGCGCGGATCGACGGTATTCCTTGATTCGCCAGTGGCGAAACGCCGGCTTGCCGAGATGGTGACACGCGAAGCGGAGCAGAAGGTCAACAGGACCTACAGATCGCGGAGGCGGAGCGTTGCCTAGCCCTGCGTTCATGCACCTTGGCACGTCTGGCGCCGGTACCGGGCGCCTCGGACTCGATCCGCTGGGATCGGCCCCGCTGGGCGGGACCGACTGGCCGGCGTACACGATCCCCATGGCGCAGCCTGGCAGCGATCGCCTCGACCAGAACCAGCACCGCGTCTTCGCGGAGATCGTGCACGAGCGCGACGGCCTTGTCGTCGGCGTGCAGCGGCGTGGCTCGCGGCGCAAGTGGAAACAGGTCTGGAAGGCGATCAGCAACGAAGACGCGGAGCAGCTGCTGGCCTACGCCGAGGCCAGGCGGTTCTACATGCTGCCGACCGGCGACCCGATCGGCGGCAAGATCGTCGTGTATTGGGAAGGCGCCGAGGTAGCGACCGAGACGCTGCGGGCGGGATACCGCAGCCTCGAGGCGACACTGATCGAACTGACGGGCCCGGCCGCGGCCGTGGTCTAGGAGGACAAGGATGTCCAACGCGCTCGGCATGATCGAAAAGCCAGACCAGTCGAACGACTGGTACGCGAGCTATCTGGAAATCCTCCAGATGATCGCCTTCATGGCCACGCAGGACAACGTGTACGTCGTGGCCCCGCGCAACACCAACAGCGAGATGGGCGCGGACATCGCTGCTGCCGTGGATCGTCGGCACTATCCGACGATCAATGATGCCGTCACGGCAGCGCAGAAGACCGACGGCTACCCCCACGCAAAGACGATTCTCGTGGCGCCAGGCGACTTCGCCGAGCACGTCCTGGTCGGCGGGAGCATCAACATCCGGGGTCTGGGTATTGCCAACGCGGCGGCCCTCGGAATGGGCACTCGCATCATCGGCAGCAACGTGGACACGCTCCTCAAGGTGACGCCGCCTGAAAGCCAAACCATTGCCGTCAACATCGAGAACATCGGATTCGAGGTACAGGCGGGCACGGTGATCGGCGCGATCGCAAAGGCGTACGCCATCGATGTCATGCCGCAAACTCTCTACGGGCCATATGGCGTGTATGTCGGCGTTAGGGGATGCACGCTGCGAATGCAGACCTACGGCAGCGGCAACCGCTGGCTGGCAGGCATTCGCGGCCGCGGCATGGTGCGGCTGGTCATCGACAACACGCAGATCGCGGCCCTCAACTATCAGGGCGGGATCGAGCATGTCATCCATCTTGAGGGCGATGTGGCGTCGAGCAAACAGTCAACGCTGCGCATGAGGCGCTGCGACATCGACCACCGCTACTCGCTCGGCTCCGGCGACCACCTGTTGTTCTACGGAAACAACAACGTCGGCGGCATGGTGCATGACTGCAACATGTCGCCTTCGTCGGCCTATTTCGTAGCCAGCTATGGCGGCACGGGGGCCAACAACTACACCGGCACGGCCTACAGCGAATACAACAACGGCGCCAACTCGATCTACAAGGAGGCTGTTTCGTTCACCTGGCTGTAGGAGGCCGCAATGCCGACGACTCTCAAGGTGCTTGGCGCACACCGGCCGATGGTCGAGTCCGCGCGATCAAGCGGGAACCATACCGATTTCGTCGCCGCCCCCGGTCTTGTGGTAGCCGTGGACCGCTATGGTGACGGCCTGGTGCATCTCGCCCTGTACCTCGAGTTCGCGGACTACGCGGGGCTGGAAACAGAGTGGTCCGGAGGGACGGCGACAACGGTCCTGCGCGCTGCTGTTACCGCGGCTGTCGAGGCATTGGATGTCCCGGAGGGCGCCGTGACGACCGGCCAGCGCGATGTGGCTGGCGACACCCTGACGATCGGCGACTAGCGCGTGAGCTATTTCTCGGCAGAGTGGATTGCCAGAGCCCGCCATCTCTATGGCGAGGGCCCTAGCATTCGTCTGTCGATGCGCGGCTACAATGCGGTCACGACTACGATCGTCACGGACCTTGAAGAAGTGTTGGATCTGTCGCCGATCACGTTCGAGCGCGAACGCGAGTTTGCGACGGTGCAGGGCCAGGCTTGGCAGGTCGTGCTGACGAACATCCAGGCTGCGGACACTGTGCGCGCATGCGCTGGCGGCTGGGCGCGTCTCGAGGTGGGGTTTGTCGAAGAGGATCTGTGGGCCACGATCGGTGTCGGGCGCCTGCAAGACGTGACCGTAAGCGCCGGAGGCACGATTTCGATTGAGGTCGAAGACCTCATGACGGCGCTGGTCAATGCCACGCTTCCGCGCAAGGTGCGCTTTCAGAATACGGCGTGGGTCAGCGAAATCGAGATGGTCAAGACTGACGAGGATTCGTCCGGCTACGATAACGAAGAGGTCGGCGCCGGGTGTGAGATCGTGTCCGGTGGCGCGGATATCGCCGACGAGGAAATCTTCATCGAGTTCACGTCGGCAACGGCGTTCAAGATCGTGCTTCCGTCTGGAAACCAGTCGCAAACGGGTAACATCTCCAGCGACTGCACTTTCACGCGCGACGGCGGCTCCGGGTCCATCAAGATCAATAAAGAGGGTTGGTCAACGCAGCCCGACGCCTACGTTGCCGGCGACAAGTTCATGCTGACAACCTCGCGTGTCCGCGAAGACTTCGAGCTGGGCGCGATCGGCATGATTCGACACCTGATCTTGGACATCGCCGGCTATGAGGTCTACGACTTCGACGCTGACGAGATGGTAACGCCGCTGTATGACGCGGCCGGCTGGGGTGCGCTCGTCACCGAAACGATTGATGACACCTGCTTCGGTACGTTCGACAAGGGCGCGCGGATCATCGACCTCATACAAGACCTGCTGCCGCTGCACATCGCCATCTACCCGCGGCCGACTGGGCAGATCGCCGTGTGGTACATGCTCCCGGCTACCGGCGCTGTGACGCTACTCAGTGGAAATCACGACGGCGGAGATGTCACGATTCTCAACGACTCTACCGCCGCCAGCAGCATGGCCAGCGTCTACAACCGCGTGGTCTACAAGTACAAGACGCGCGGCAGTCGCAACGATGCCGTTTACGAGGCCCGCGATCCCGACAAAGCGTTCGGCGTGGACCTGCCTCTTGAAGTCGAGACACAGTGGGAGATCAATCCGCTGTCGATCGCCACGGCCGCCGAGCGCGCGCTGGTGCGCTTCGGAGAGGTGGCCCGGCCCTACGCGCTGGCCATGCCGTTCTACGGCGCCACGATCGACATCGGTGACATGGTGGCCATCACGGACTCGGCTCTCGGCGCCGCCATGGACCAGGCCGGCGTAACGAAGGTGTCCATTGATCCGCTGAGCTGCGCTGCCTACGTCGAGGCGGTACTAGAGAAGATCATGCTTGAGAACTACTTCGTCATTGCCGCAGACGATGAAAGCTTTGGCAGTCGCATCGGGGACGAGGGCGACCCCGGGGCCGGGAGGATCTACTGATGAGCGGACCGTTTGTCGATACGCCGCTGACTACTGGGCAGTATTTCACGCAGACCCGGCAGCGACAGATGAATACCAACAGCAAGATGGCGTGGGAGCGGACAACGCATCTGCACTTGCCGTATGAGGACTTCGAGGAAACGCGCAGCACGTCGAGCAGTACAACGCCCACGGGGACTCTGTACGTAGCCATCGACAGCGGCGATGTCGGCAACGCAGCGGCGTCGAACGGCAATGGCGATGTGAAGATCGCGGACGTGGACGTGTCGTCGCTGGCTGTCGGTCTCCACACCATGCGGATGCGGCTGGTGGTCGGCAGCTTCACCACCTATGGCAAGACGCTGCGGTTTGTGCGGCACGAGTTCATGAACAGGCTGTCGGTGTGGGCCCATCTGGAACAGGAGATTACGAACGATCCCGACGGCAGCGGATTCCTCCAGCGCATCAAGGCCGGGAGTGTCACGGTAATCAACCACGAGAGCGTAGAGGGCTGGTAAGGAGGCCAACGAAATGCGGAAGACGTTCAGAGTTGTGCTGGTGGTCGCACTGGTTGCGGCCGCGTTCTGTGGGCCGGCGATGGCCCTCAACCCGCAGTCCCAGGGCCACAATCGGCAAGCTATCGCTGGCGGTACAAAGGGACTGCTCGTGTTTGGCCCCGAAACGCAGCAGGATAGACTGCCCACTGGCTACGTGCTGCACAGCGGATCCGGCGACTATTTCTGGTACAACACGTTCTACATGAACGGCGCGAGCACGGCGATGGAGGCCATCCCGGTCAAGGTGCCGGCTTCGGAAACGATCGTAGCCCCAGCCGTGCTCTACGTTTCTGGCAGCATGTACCACTGGATCTACATCAACGCCACGCACGTTGCGCCGACTGACAGCGTATTCGCGGATCCCTTGTACGGCGGCCTCGGCAAGTAGCGAAACGGGCCAGACGGAGCTACGGCAACCCAAGCAAGGAAGCAGGGGAAGCGATGCGATTCAGCGGCCGGAATGCGGTGTACGCGGTGCTGGTGGTTCTGGCGAGTCTGTGCTGTGTCGCGGCGGTGAAGCCCGGCATCAAGTCCGGCGACATCAGCGCGCAGGCGGTTGGCATGGGCTCGCGCCCGCAGCCGACATCGTACACGACGCACTACAACGTCTACACGATGGATAAGACGATCAACCATGCTGCCGTGAACATCCTGTTGCCGGGGGCAGCGGCCAAGGACACCATCAAGGTAGACAATCAGGACCGCGCTATCGTCGTGGCCGACTCGCTGCACGCGCTGGGGCTTGGCAACGTCTACACCCTTGGCGTGGACGACACCACGTTCGCGTACGCGATGATCGATACGCTATGGACTGCGACCGCCGGCCTTGACTCGACGGTAACGAATGCCAACCGCAAGACATACTATAGAATTAAGGCTGATTCCGATTGGAATCTCATCGACGCCGGGTCGTCGAGAGCCAGGCCGCTGCTGGTGCACTTTGACCCGAAGGTGCCAGCTGGGGCCACGATCGTTAGCGCGACGTTTCACCTCAACACCGAGGGCGCGTACACCTCCGGCAACGACTCTACCGTCGCTGTGCTGATGTCGCATCCTGCGTGGAATGCCTGGTACCGCTATCGCGGGCAGTGGAATACCTGGAATAATGGCGATCCTGGCAGCGGAGATACATGGTGGAAGTACGCCGCCAAGTGCGGCTACACGAATCAGGTGCAGTACAAGACTAGCGCCGATCGTCACGGCTTCCATTACACCACGCGCGCGAAGTGGTATCCGGCGTGGTCAACACTGAATCGGTACTACGAAGTCGGCGACGTTGCCGATATGACCAGCCTCGGAAATCGGAACGGAGACGGCGCGAAGAAGCACGATCTGCAAATCGATATCACCGATTGCGTGCAGGCGGTTGCGAACGGCGCAACCAACAACGGCATTGCCATCTGGATGAAGATTGCCAACGCCGCGAACAGAACGCTTCTGACGCAGGGGTTCGAGCTCACCGACAGGCGCGCCGCGGCCGGTTGGTTCGAGGTCAAGTACATCACGCGCAGCTATGCGACGAACTTCCCTGGTGGCAAGACATTCGCTTTCGTATTCCAGACTGACGACGGCAACAAGGGCGCGAACGACGCCTATGCGGCCGTTATGGCTAGCCACAACGGCCACTACACCATCTATGCGACCAAGGCGTATCTCAACGGTGTGAACTGCACGGCCGGCGATCTGCTGGCGTGGTACAACGCCGGTCACGAAATTGGCGCCCATTCGCGCGCGCACATCTATGCCGACGCCTACCAGATCAGCCGCTGGGGCCACGGACCGGCAGCCAACGGATACGCCGCCACCGACACGACGACCTACGCCGCTGGATGGGACTCCATGCGCACGTCGTTGCAACGGTCCTGGCTCATCGCGCTGGGCGACTCGCTTGGCGTTCCGCGCACCAGCCGCCGCTGGGCGCGGTCGATGGCGCTGCCCGGCAACCAATGGTCGCCGTGGACGGAGGTGCTGTGCAAGAACCTTGGCTACGAATCTGTGCGATGTGGTCAGTCGGGCCCGTATGGCATTGCGGCCAACGCTGGCCTGGGGGCGGCGTTCTCCGATACGGCCGTGTCCGGCATGGCGGCCACGCTCGGGCGCGCCCCGCGCGATGTCATGATGCTGCCGACGTGGATCGGCATCGAGAGCGTTGTCGGCGCCAAGGCGAATACGACTATCACGGAAGCGGAAGTCAAAGCCAATTTCCGCAAGCTGGTTGAGCAGCTGAAGGCAGACGGGCGCCAGCTGCTGTCGCTCTATACGCACGACTTCAAGACCAACCCACACGGGCTCTATTACTCAGAGGGCCTCGACGCCGAAGAGCTTGACTGGCTGCTGGACATAGTTGAAGAAGAGGGCGGCTGGGTCTGTACCGCTACCGAGTACACGGATTGGATTCGCGCGCACGGCGTTGCCATCGACCGCCCGCACAATGCGCACCGTGATTCGACGGCGTTCTTCGGCTTCGCGTCAACGGATCGTGTGTTCTACAAGCCCAACGGAATCGACAATCGGTGGATCGCCAAGGTCTTCAACGATCGCGCCGGAGACTCCTACGACATCACCGCTCCTGGAGCCCCCACTTCATTGCTCGCCGTCGCAGGAGACAGGTCGGTTAGTCTGGTTTGGGGGGCCGCGCCGGCTGCCGATGCGCGCGTATACAAGGTCTACCGTTACTATACGGGCGCGGCGGACACCACCTATCTTGCCGCTCTTGGGGCCGCATACATGGTGGGTGGCTATGGCACGTACACAGACCAGTCTGTTGTCAACGGTACGGCCTGCAACTATTTCGTGACGGCTACGGACGGGGCGGGGAATGAGGGCCGCGACAGCGCACACGTATCGGCAACCCCGATTGCCGCATCTTTGCTCGCGCCCGGCCGCCCGGCATACTTCGCCCTGTGGTATGACGACCCTCCGATGATCGGCGACAGCGCGGGCGAATGGTCTGTGTCACACCGGAATGCCGTACTGGACTCGCTCGCGGCGTTCGACGCTATCGTGACCGGTCCGTTTGCTGCCGAGGGCGGCGGCAGCGAGCCCTTCTACTCCAATCTTGTGCGGGACCTGCGAATCAAGAACGCCGACGAGATCGTGCTGATGTATTGCAACCCGTGGATGCTTCGCGTTGAGAACTTCGCCGGGCAGCCGAGCCGCTACCCGTACAAGCGCCTGAAGGAGTATGCCGACACTGGGGCTGATTCCAGTGGCTACGCGCTTGACCCCCAACACCGCATTGTGCGCGGATATGAGTACCGCGTTGCTACTACTGGCGCCGAAACGCGCGTGATGAACTTCATGCGCGCGGGCGCTGCCGACACCGCCGCCTTTATCTGGGCGGAGGCATACGAGAAACTCGCTACTGGCATGCACGGCGACTACACCGGCCTATTCATTGATGACTTGTCAGTTGTCCCCGGCTATGCCATGCAGGACTACGACGACAGCGAGAATCACTGGTCGCCGTTTGCCGATGTCGTGGATTGCGATCAGGACAACAAGACATTTGGGGAAAGCGGACAGCCTGAGCAGGGCGCGCTCGAGGAATACCATGTGCGGTTCATCGCCGCACTGCGCCGAGAATTCGCAAAGCGCGGCCTCGACAATCGCCTGATCGTCGGCAACACGACGTTCGGCCGCGCGGACGATCCAGGCGACAACGCCCTGGCCGCGTTCGCGATGATGGACGGCGCCATGATCGAGGGCGCTAACGTCTGGTGGCCGGGCAACGCCGCCGCAGACTCGACGTGGGCGAAGGCTTTTGCCATGCGCAGCTATCTGACGCACGCGCAGGTGTCGCCCCCGATGGCGATGATCATGGTGGCGACGGATTCCAGTGCGGCCTATCAGTCTGAGGTGTTCGCTCTGGCCAGCGATACGTGGGTCAACGTCTCGCGCGATGCACATCATCCTACGCGCACGCCGACCATCGAGCAGCGCCTCCCCAACCCTGGTGTGTTCCACGGGTACACGATCGCCGAAGGCGGCGCCGATCCCGACACGCTCACGGCGAGCTGGACGAATCTGAAGGCCCGCATCTGGCTGGAGCGCAACCCGCTGCACGCCGCAGAATCCGGGGCGATCATGCCGTATGTGGCATTCGTTCCGGCGCCTGTGCCGGCCGACAACGACACGCTGCGGCGGTCGGCATATTGGGAGAATATCGAAGACGCTGGGCCGCCGGCTCCGATCTACGCAATGAGCATTCCGAATCGAGATAGAGTTGTCCCGGTCACGCTTGGCTTCGTTGGACAAAACGCGCCGGGAGACTTCAGAACGATCAAGCTGTATCGTTCTGTCGCTCCGTATGGCGGATCTCCGCATTCGTGGCCTCTCTACAAGTACATCGACCCTGACACGCTGCGGCCGCAAATTGCCGGCCAGGCTGGCGCGTGGTACTGGGAGGACACGCGAGTTACGAATGCCGACTCATCGTATGGGTACAAGGCGCAGTCGGTTGACATTCTCGGCCAAGAAGGGCCGCTCACTGCCTCAGACGGGATGAGAACTCCGCGAGACTTGACGCCGCCCCCGACCGTGGAAAACTTGTCTGCTTCTGGCGGTACCGGCCTGATTGCACTGGACTGGGAGTACCCGACGCCGCCCGATGACTTCGCCCGTTTTCGCATTCTCCGCGGGCCACACGGCGGCACTCTTGCCAAGATCGACAGCGTTTCGGTTTCGTATTACAACGATACCTCCGCAATCAGCGGCATCCAATACGATTATGCCGTGACAGCAGTTGACGACGACTGGAAGTACCTGTCTCACAACGTTACTGTTGTCGGGATGTGGATGGGGTCGTCTGGCTCGTATCCTCCCCCGTCGAACATCCGCGCCTTTGCCGACAACCCGAGCGACAGCACGGCTGTTGTTGTGTATCCGCCAACGGACACAACTGGTCTGACTGGGTATACGGTCTACCGCGGCTACAAGGCGGCGCTCTCCGCTGTTGACACCGCAGCGTGCATCAAGCGCATCTCGATCAACGGCACTCCGAACGCCTTCAATGGCTACGTCTTCTACGACGCCACGGCCAACACGTCTCCCGACTCGGCGTTCCAGTACACGGCGCGGGCGCTGTACAGTGGGCACGCCTCGACGAAGTACGCTGTTCCGGCGTGGGCGCTTACCACGGGCGGCATTTCGGCGCAGACGCCCACCTGCACGGCCTTCGGCAACGGCTCTTCCATCAGCGTTGCAGTTGGCACTATCGCCGGCTGCGACTCGACGCGCATCTTCCGTGGCACATCCGCGGCCACACAGACGCTCTTGGCCACAGTTTTGGCCACGAACAATCCGTACACTGACGCGACGGCGCTTGCCAATACTAGCTATTACTACAAGGCCAGGCAGTCTGCTTCTGGCGGCACGGTGTTGACGCAGTTCTCTGATGTCTCTGGCCCCGCGCGGTGGGTCAGCGTTCCTGCCGGAAGCCCGACGATCAGTGGGGTTACCGGGACCATTGTCAACGGACAATCGGCGGCGATTGCCGGCGCCAACTTCGGATCAAAGGCCACGCCGGCGCCGTTGCAGTGGGACAACTTCGAGGAGAACACGCTCGGAAGCCGGATTGAGCTGACGTCCGGGACCAGTGGATATGCGGTTGTTGACCCCGATGCCCCGCACAGCGCCACCAACCCGTACTCCGTTGGGGCGTGGGGACCTCGCTGCGTAACGGAAAACGCCATCTCTGGCAGCAAGGCGATGTTCATGAACTGGTGGGGCGCGATGAGCGACCCAGAGTACGTTCAGGACAGCAGCGTTCGGTTCGACTCCAATCTGATCGGTAGCGAAATCTATATCGAGTTCTGGTATCGCTACGACGGGATGGGGAGCCTGAGCCGGAACAACAAAATCATTCATGTCTACGGAAACGGATCTGGAGAGCTTCCCCAGGTCGCGTTGACGATGGCCTGCAATCAGGCGCAGTGGGACTCCTACGAGGGCGGCGGCAACGGCAGCCCCTACGGTATGAAGTACCTGTCCCAGTATCTCCAGACGACGCTCCAGGGCTCCATGCACAAGCTCCAGTTCTACATGAAGCGCAACCCGGTTGACGACGAGCCTACTGGTCTGTGGTACTTCTGGATTGACGGACAGCTTGTTAGTTGGTCAACCAACTATCTGTATCGTTCGGCGGCGACTACTGGACTGTGGCATCAAATCCGTATCGGATACTGGAACGGCAAGGCTGCCGAGGGTTCGTGCGTTGCGCAGCCTGCCGCGCGCGGATGGATCGACGATATCTACATCGACAACACGCGCTCTCGCGTTGAGATCGGAAACAACGCCGACTACACCCTCTGTACGCACCGAGAGATCCAGATCCCGTCGGCGTGGTCCGCCAACGGCACGTCGATCACGGTTACGCTCAATACTGGCTCGTTCGCCAATGGCACCGCCTACCTGTTCGTCGTGGACAGCGACGGCAACGTGTCCGCCGGCTATCCCATCACCATCGCCAACCCGTAGGAGGCCGGAGTGCCGAAGATTCAGTGGGAACCCAAGATCAACGCCGGGCACATCCTGCTTGCCGGGAGTCTGTGCCTGTCGGGGATCGGGCTGTACTTCAACACCCAGGCCAAGATCGCAGCAGAAGAGAGCGCGCGGAAGATCGCAGACATCGCTCTCGAGCGCGACGTGAAGGAACTGCAAGACGATCGCGACAAGCTTACAGAGTTGTATGAGGCCGTCAACGGCAAGGCCGATGGCGTGCGCATGGACTTCGAGCGCCACGCGGCCAGGGCCGAGGGGGTCATCAGATGAGCCCCGCAGTCTTCGTGCCCAACCGCATCATCGTGCACCACAGCGCAACGCGCGACAGCGGCACCGTGTCGTGGGGGGCCATTCGCAACTTCCATATGCACCAGATGAAGCCACCGATGCAGGACATCGGCTACCACGCCGGAATCGAGCTGGTCGGCGACCACTTCGAGTGCATGGTCGGGCGCACGACGGACATCCCGGGCGCACACACGAAGTTCCAAAATGCGCGATCGCTCGGGTTCTGCTTTGTCGGCAACTACGACGAAGTGGCGCCGCCGCGCGAGATGCTGGAGATCGCGGCCAAGCGCGTACTGGCGCCGTGGTGCGCCAAGTTCCACGTCCCCGTGTCCGAGATCCACGGTCATCGTGAGTTCGCAAGCAAAACGTGCCCGGGCACGCTGTTCTCGGTTGAACTTCTGCGCGAGATCGTCCGCAAGGAACTGGGGGAACTGGCATGACCATCGGCGCGCGGAAGTTCGCTCTTGGCGTTCTGGCCGTCGTGGCGCTGTTCGTGATCGCCATGTGGGCTCCGGGCGTTACGGCCGGCATCCGCAGGGCATGTATCGAGGCCATCGTGACATCTATCGGCATCACGACGGTCGGCGTCGGCGCCGAGAACTTCTTCAAGGCCAAGTACGGGAAGGGGCAAGAGGCCCCGGCCCAGGGCGCCGGCCAGTAGCCGGCATTTCATGGAGGAAGCGACCGTGCAGATCGACCTCAAGCGGCTGGTGGCCCTCGTGTGGGCGCAGCTGGAACTGGACGCCCTCAAGGGCGAAGTGCAGAAGCTCCGCGGCATCGACTGGAACCCGTTCGATGAGGACGGCGACGAGTACGACGGCGCCTTCGCGGAGATTCACCACAACTGGGAACTCGTCTGGAACGTGGTGCTCCAGGCGGTCGCCGTGACCGAGCGGATCATCGTGGACGGCGCGAGCCTCAGCAACGCGCAGAAGCACAAGGTCGTCGTCGGCATCCTCGACGACATCGTGCGCCTGCCGTGGTATGCGGAGCCGTTCGACGGCCCGGTGCTGGATGCGCTGGTCAAGGCCGCGGTGAAGTTCCTGAAGGCTGTCAACTGGGGCATCGAGCTGCCGCCCGACACCCCGGAGAAGATCGAGTTCAAGGAAGTCGGCTAGGCGAGTCCCGCCGGCCGCCGTCGCCGTGGCGGCGGCCGGTTCCCCTAACAAGGCGGCCACAATGTCCCGCAGCGTCACGAGCGCGGTTTTCATAGGCGACACGCACATCTCTGGCAAGAACGGACTTTGCCCCGCCAACGTCGGCATCGACTACGATTGCAGTTTCAACGCTTCCGAGGCGCAGGGCTATGTCTGGCGCTGGTGGGAAGAGTTCGTCGAGGGCATCCCCAGGGCCACGCGCGGCAATCCGTATGTGCTGGTGCACGGCGGCGACATCATTGAGGGCGTGCATCACCGCTCAACCGGGGCCATCACGAACGACATACAGGTGCAGGTGCAGATGGCCGCCGACATCATGCGCCCGCTTGTCGATAACGCCGCCGCCTACTACCAAGTGGCCGGTACCCCGGCGCACGATGGCGAGAGCTGGTGCGATGCGAACGTAGTGGCCCGCCTGCTTGGCGCCGTCCCGTACACCGCCCGCCAGTTCGTTCACCCGGAGCTTTTGCTGCGGGTCGGCGATGCGCTGGTCCACGACACCCACCACATCAGCGTGTCGGGGATGCACCGAACACAGGCCACGGGCCCTCAGTCCGAACACATCGAGCAGATCACCGACGCTGGCTTGTGCGGTGACGAGGCCCCGCTGGTGGTCGTGCGCCACCACAGCCATTACGGCAAGATGATCGGAACGTTCTTCCGCGACGGCATGTGGGGGCATTCGATCAAGTGCCCGTCGTGGCAAATCAAGGGTCCGTATCCGTACAAGACGGGATCGCGGAACTTGGCCAGCCACTACGGCGGCGTCGTCATGAACTGGATCACGGACCCGTGGGGCACGCCGCAAATGGAAATCTGGCCGTTCACGCGGGGAGTCGGCCGGCCCAAGCCGTTGGTGATCGAGGTACCGAGGCGGAGGCGGAAGTGATGGCGACCGGACGCGACATGCCGCGGGAAGTATTCGACAAGGCGCTGGCTGACGCTATCGACGCTGCCGCCCTTGAGCAAAACATAAGGCCAACGCGGTGGACGCCAGCCATCGACGCGCAGATTTGGCGCGCGCACCAGGTGCTGGGCATGGGCGCGCGCAGGATCGCGGAGGTCATGCGCAACGTTCACGGCTGGGGGTCGCGCGACTCGGTGCAGCGGCGCCTAGTGCTGATCCGCAAGCACGGCGGACCCGACAAGGTGCCGAGGTAGCGCCGTGTGGCGCTACTACCGGCTGGCCCTGATCGTCGGTGGCCTGCTCGTGCTGGCGCACATCGTAGCCAGCTGCTACGTGCGTAAGGCTGAGATCGATGAGTTGTGGCGGGAAGAGGAAGAAACGGAGTACCCGCAATGGGCAGCGCGCTAGGGTGGCTCGGTGATGTTGTCCAGGCGCTGCTGAAGTTCTTCCCGCGCCTTGTACTGATTCGGATGACGCACCGCGGCGTGAAGTTCTGCCGGCGCGGCAACGCCGTCGAGATGGCCCCCGGCCTGCGTTGGTGGTGGCCGCTGATCGCTGATGTAGAGGTTGTGCCAGTGGTCCGGCAGTCGATCGACCTGCCGAGCCAGACGTTGCAGACGATCGATGACGAGTCGGTAGTCATCTCCGGCGTGATCGTCTACGAGATTCGCGATGCCGTGAAATCGCAGACGGCGGCGTGGGACCAGGACCGCACGATCAGCGACGTAGCCCGCATCACATTTCGCGACCACTGCGTGTGTCAGACGTATGAGCGTCTGCGGTCGAATCAAGAGGTCGGCGACCGGGCGATGCAGACGGCGCTGCGCGCGGCCCTGCGGCCATACGGCGTGTGGGTGATTTCGGTGGGCATCACCGACATGGTGAAGACTCATGTGCTGGCGCTGTTCATGCCCGACAAGGGCAAGGTCGTCTGACCGCTGCGCGCTCTGGTCGCTGGCGCGCAGCACGGCGCCCCCCGGATGGGACCTGGGGGGCGCCGCCAAATTCGGGAAGATGCTTGCCGAATTTGCTATGTTCCGGACAGCCGCCCCCGATTCTCCCGGGCCTCGAGCGCCGCGAGCTGCTTGCGAACCCACGCCGCGCGCTCCGCCTTCCCGGCCTCGGGGATCGCCGGGACGGGGCCGGCGGCGCCCCCAAGCCGGGCGTTCTCCGCGGCCTCGAATTCAGGGTCCTCCAGCAGCCGCAGCGCGTATTGCAGGGCCTCCCGCTCGGTGGTGGCCAGGGCCGAATACATCCCTCCGTATCGCTCTTGCCATTCGTGCTCGGGCAGGATGGCGAAAGTCCGCATCAGGCCGGCGTCGCGATCAGTCATGATCGGCCCCCCGTTTGCTGGAAATCGCCGCTTCGCTGTCCCATTTCGGCGCACACAGCGGACACTCGCCTCCGACGCGCGGGGGCGTGTACCCATTGTCGCGGGCGATCACCAGGGCCGCGGTCACGATGCGTACCGTTTCGTCAAGTTGCTGCCGAACCTGTTGGGCGAGACTCGTCTGGTGCATCATTGCTATCTCCCGAGTTGGCCTTCGACATCCGCTCCATCGCGCTCACTGCCGCCTCCATTGCAATCCGTCTCGGCTCGATATCAACGATGGCATAGACCTTCTTTGTCGTTTCGAGGGACCGGTGGCCGAGGCTGGCCCCGGTGATCGTCAGCGTAGCCCCGGTGCGCGCCTGCCACGACGCCATGGTGCGGCGGAGATCATGCAGGCGGAGGTCGGCGAGGCTCGGGCATTCGAGCACCGCGGCCTTCTTGATGGCAGCCCAGGCGTGCGAGACGCCGACCAGATGAGTCTTGCGGCCGGGGAAGATCCAGCCGCCGCTCGGGGGGCGGCCGTCCAGCACGTCGAGGGCCAGGCCGACGAGGGCCACGCCGTTGGGGTCGCTGTTCTTGGTCCGCGGGATCAGCCACCGCCCGCGGCGCTCGGGCCGGCCGTCAACCATCTCCGTCCAGGTGGTGATTTGGTCCCGTCGCATCGCCAACACGTTGCCGATGCGCTGGCCGGTGAACAGGGACAGCAGGATCGCGTCCCGCGGCCCCTCGTTCGGATGGCCGTGGACCGCCCGGAACAGAGCCGGGAATTCCTCGCGCTCGACCGCGCGCTGGCGGGGCTCTTCCGGGGCCTTCAGGACGCGCGCGGCCGGGTTCCCGCCGGGGTACAGCTCCCAGTCGCCGGCGAGCTGATACATGATGCGCAGCAGCGCGAGGGCCCGGTTGGCGGTCGCGGCGCCCCGCTCCTGCCAGGTGGCGACGTGCCAGGCGGCGACCTCGCCGCGAGTGATCCCGGCCATCTCCCGGGCGCCGAAGGCGGGCTCGAGGTACAGCCGCCAGGCGCCCTCGTCGCAACGCACGGTGCGCTTGCGGGGTCTGGCGTGGCGGTCGAGGTAGACCGGCCACAGAGCCGCCAGCGTCAGCCCTGCGGGCTCTGGCGCGGGCTCCGGCGGCGGGGCGGCCCGCAGGCCCTCGCCCCGCCCCGCGCGCGCCAGGGCCTCGCTGGCGAGCGTTCGCGCCTGGTCGATGGTCGTGGCGGGATACGGCCCGTCGCGCCACACGCCAAGCGTGGCGCGCTGCTGGACGCCCCCGCGCGCGGTCTGCACGAAGAAGGTCTTGCGGCCGGCCGGCGAGACGCGAATGCCGAGGCCTGGGACTGTCGCATCCCAGGCTGTGACCCGGCCCCCAGCCGGCGGGACGGGGAGGCTTTCGAGGTAGCGCTTGGTGAAGTTCGCGCGAGCCATTTTCGCCGTGCCCGATCTGTGCCCGATTTCGCGCTTGTCAAGACATGGCAATTGATGGTTATTGACGGCTTGCAGTCTGCCACAGACAGCCGCAACATACAAGGAAATACTACAATTGACGGTGTTCCATGGCTTTACCGATCCTGACTCGTAATGAGCAGGTCTGCGGTTCAAATCCGCACACCAGCTCCAGACAAGTTCCACGGGGAACACTGATTACGGCCGGAACGACGAAGCCCCCTCGCGGGGGCTTTTTCGTCCGTGCCCGATTTGTGCCCGATCACGACGGATTTCGAGGCTCCACGGCGGACCCGCAGAAGCGGCATTTGACCGCCTCGCCCTGGATCAGTTCCGCGCACGCCGGGCACTTCACCAGCCGGCCAGCGTGCAGGTCACGCTCGCGCTTGTCGGCGTGCGCGTCGGTTGTGCACCAGACAGCGAGCGCGGCCAGCGGGCCGAAGACCAGTCCGAGCAGCAGCCACAAGGCGCCGCTCCTGTGCTTCTGGACTGCCGAAATCGTTGTGCCGATTGCACATATGAGCCACAATACGCCGATGAATTCCATGCCATGTACTCCTTTCAGTCGTCCTCCTGCGGGGCATCCTCTCGCGCCGCGGCCTTCAATTTCTCGACCGCCTCAAGCAGCGTCGGCAGCTGATCCCTAAGTGCCCTATTGACTTCCGCGAGCTTTGCGTCCCTGGCCGCGAGGTCCAACCCTGCGGGAAGGTAGATGCGGTCCGCGCGGCGGCGAAATTCGGCGTAAGCGCCTTCGTACCCGGGGACGCAGAGCGACAGCAGGGCCACGAAGCGCTCGGACATCCGCTCGGGCTCGTTAATCATCCGCCCGACGTGGCCTTCCTGCTGCCCCACGAGGTCGGCGACCTCCCGCTTGGTGCGGCGCCGCTCTTTGGCGTCCGCGGCCAGCCGCGCCGCCAGATCCGCCTTGAAATCAACGAGGTCGAGTTCGACAAGGTAGGCGGCCTCCGCGCGCTCGTCAGCCGTCAGGGCCGCGAATTCGCGTCTGGCCAGGGCATCGAGTCTTGCCCGGCGCTCCGTCGCCGTGGAGGGGACTGGGGGCCTATTCGCCATGTCCACAAACATACCGCCTCGGGCGACCAAATACCACTACACAGCGATAGTCGGAATAATTTGCCGTGCCACAAAAAAAGACTTGACGAAACTAGCACCGAAGTCGAATATTGCCTCACCTGCTAGGGTAACTACGCACGGAGGCACGATGAGACTGGTGACGGGCAAGGCGGCGGCGACCTATCTCGGGCTCAAGACGGTGGACACCCTGTACCGCTGGAACGAGTCCGGAAAGCTGCCGGCGATCACGCTCCCCAACGGGCGTCTTCGCTGGGACCTGGACGACATCGACGCAATGCTGCGCCGCGGCAAGAACTTGACGGACGATCAGAGCAGGAGCGAGCAGATGACGAGCTGACGAGCGAGGGCGGGGGCGCCCGGACAACTGGCAAGAAGGTCGGGCGCCCCCTCACAGCAACACCCCACGAGAGGACTGTGCCATGTTCCAGAAAGCTATCCCNNAACTGCTTCAGGACCTGCCCGCGCAAAGAGTACCTGAGCTATGGGCTCGGGCTCAAGCCCTTGAAGGACGAAGGGCCGCGGCGCTGGGGCTCCTGCACCCACCTGCTCCACGAGTGCGCCGACACCGGCGACTTCGCGCGCGCCGAGCGGGCTCTCGAACTGATCGCGGCGGAGGACGCCTACGAAGCCGCGTCGATCCGCACCATGTTCGAGTTGCACGCCCGCTACCAGGGCGCCGCGGAAGACGGCATCGTGGCCGTGTCCCCGGAGATCGAGTTTCGCCTCGATCTGACCAACCCCGACACCAACCGCTCCAGCACGTACTGGGATCTTGGCGGCAAGATGGACCGCCTCGTGCAACTGCGCGACGGCCGCCTGGCGCTGATGGAGTACAAGACCACCACGCAGGACTTCGCCCCCGGCGCGCCCTACTGGCAGCGCCTGCACCTCGACCAGCAGCTGAGCCTCTACGTTCTGGCCGCCCGCAGGCTCGGCTACGACGTGGCCACCGTCCTGTACGACGTGACCCGTCGGCCGCTGCTGCGTCCGCTGGCCATGCCCGTGATCGACGACGGCGCCAAGGTCGTCATCGACGCGGATGGCGCGCGCGTCCGCACGAAGGACGGCAAGAAGTGGCGCNNACGTCACGCTCGGCTACGTGCTCGTCACGCGCCCCGAGACGGTCGAGGAATTCGCTGATCGCATCCGTGCCGATGTCGAGTCCCGTCCGGGCTACTACTTCGCGCGGATCGAGATCGCACGCCTCGACCAGGACCTGAAGGACTGCGCCGCGGAACTGTGGCAGCAGGCCGCCGCCATGCGCGAGGCGCAGCGGAGCGGGCGCCACTACCGCAACCCGTCCGCGTGCTACAGCAACTTCGGAACCTGCGACTACCTGCCCATCTGCCTGCTGCGCGACCTCGAAACCCACACGCCCACCGGCTTCGTCCGCGAAGCCAACGTCCACCCGGAGCTGGCGAACGCCAGCGAGAACTAGGAGGGATCACCCATGACCACCAACGGCAAGCCCCTGCCCCCGCCGCTGCCGCCCAAGCGCAACGGCAACGGCTCCCCGGCCGTCCAGGCCGATCCGAATCGGTTCGCGGTCACGACGGGCGTCTCGTCGGGCGCGCATCGCGTCATCCTGTTCGGGCCGGGCGGCGCCGGCAAGACGACGCTCGCGGCGCTGGCGCCGAATCCCATCATCCTCGACATCGAAGACGGATCGCGCTACTTGAACGTGCCGCGCATCTCGGGCCTGCGCAACTACCAGGACGTGCGCGACTGCCTGCACTCGCCCGTGCTCGACTCCTTCGGCACCATCATCATCGACAGCGCGACCAAGTTCGAGGACATGGCTGTCGAGAACGTGCTGGAGACGGTGCCGAAGGAAGACGGCTACACGGCGAAGAACATCGAGGACTACGGCTGGGGGAAGGGCTTCTCCCACATTTACGACAAGTCCCTGCTGCTCCTGCAGGACCTCGATGCGCACGTTCGCGCCGGCCGCCACGTCATCATCATCGCGCACATCTGCACCGAGATGGTGCCGAACCCGGCCGGCGAAGACTTCGGCCGGTATGAGCCGCGCATTCAGTCTCCCAAGAGCGGCAAGTCGTCGGTCCGCAACCGCATGTGGGAGTGGGCCGATCACGTCGTCTTCCTGACGTTCGATGTCGCCACCAAGAAGGGCAAGGCCCAGGGCGGCGACAGCCGGACGATCTACACCCGCCCGGCCGCCTCGCACATCGCCAAGAGCCGCACCGTGTCCGTCGTGATGCCGTTCGTGGACGCGACCGACGGCACGCTGTGGCCCACGCTGTTCAACGTCAACAACGGAGGTAACGAGTAATGGCACGTCTGCTCGACCGGCCCGGCCGGTTCAAGGCCACGCCGATGGCGTGGTGCTTCAAGCGCGGTGCGGAGTCGCAGTCCGTCGCCCTGGTCATCACCTACAAGATCCTGGCGCAGCTCGTTGATGGCGAGTGGATGGACTGGGCCGACTTCGAGGACCACGAAATCTCGGGCTTCCACAACATCGTCCTCAAGACCGGCGCGACCAACGCGGACGGCGTGCTGCGCCTGATCGAAGCGGGCGTGTGGAACGGATCGACGATCCTCAACATGATGCCCGACACGATCCAGTGCCAGATCACCGTCGAGGCCGGCGAGTACAAGGGCCGGCAGCGGATGGAACTCAAGTGGGTCAACCACATCGACAGCACGCCCGGCATCAACGGAGAAGACGCCGAAAGCGTCAAGGCCCTGGACGCGAAGTACGGCAGCGAGTTCCGCGCCCTGGCGGCGCAGGCCAAGAAGACGACGGTCAAGAAGCCCGCGCCGCCGGCCAAGTCGGCGCCGAAGCCCGAGCCCGATGACGACCCGCTGGCGTGGATGGACACCGGCGAGCCCGAGTCCGCGCGCTAGGCGCTGCGCCCTCGCCGCCAAGTGCGCGAGCGACGAGGGATGGCGGGCGCGGGGGACATGGAGCGGCCGGGATAGCGACTCCCCGGCTGGATCGCAAGATCGCCCCCGCGCCCGAACGAACAAGGAGAGCACCGTGAGCAAGTACGTCGGAACCTACGTCAACCGCGGCGAGCAACCCATGAACGTTGTGGCCATCCGTGGCCGCACGCACGAGCGCGCGGTGTACGCCGTGCGCAAGCGGTCCCTGGCCGGCCGCTGGATCGGCTTCCTGCGCGCGTGCCGGCTGTGGGATCGCGTCCAGCGCCTCGGCTCGCGCGCCTAGTCGTCACCGGCGGCCGGTCTAAACCGGGAGGCCCTGCGGCACAGTCAGCCGCCCGGCCGGCCGCCGAAAGGAATGCTGGCGGTCACTCAATCGTCGATCCGGTGCCGAATCCCTCCCCGGAAAGACGTAGAGGAAACCGGCCTCGCGAGTGACCGCCAGCATCACACACACAGGGAGGTCTGACGATGAAATCCTCCGATGGCGTCTTCAACTCCTACCACGATGCCTTCAACGCTTTCGCCGTGTGTGTCGCGTGCATTGTCGCCTCGCTGGTCATTGCGGGCATGGCGGTGTGGTGCCTGGTGCAGATCGTCAAGGCGGTAGTGTGATGGCCGACCTCATCATCCCCAAGCGCTGCCGCCGCGTCTATGCGTGCCTGGCCGGGCACGACGAGCCCACCGCCTACGTCCGCCGCTGCGGCAAGTGGCGGAACAAGGATTTGCAGCAGGTCACGGGCTCCAGCGCCGCCGACGTGCGGATGCGCGAACTCGTGCGCCTCAACCCCGACCAGATCGGCTCGGAAGTCATCCCCGGTTCGCCGTCGAGCGCCAAGCAGTTCTGGCTCAAGGGCCGCCCGTGGGCACCGGACCCGCGACCCACGACCCGTCGCACTCGCGCCGACGAACCAGCCACCCTGTTTTCCGTGGACGGAGAAACGCTATGAGCTTCCACCGGACCGTCATGCGCAACCGCGCGCGCAGGATCATGGGCAATGCCGGGCTGCACGCTGCGTGGCCGGCCGTGCGCGCCGCCAACTGGCAGGCGCGTGGTTGCCTCGCTGTGGTCTGGACCTCGCGCCACAAGTCACGCGGGGCGTACCACGAGGCCCCCGCCGTAGTGCCGCGCGTTACTCGCGCCCACCCGCGCGGCGCCAACATTCTCAAGCGGTTCATCCGCGACATCGCCGACACCGCGAATTCCATGGCCTTCCTGCGCGCGAGGGCGCAGGCGCGTTGACCTCAACCTGACCTGGGGGGACCGATGCAGACCGAAACGCAGATCACCGCATTGCCGCTTTCGCGGCTGATTCCGAACGAGCGCAACCCGCGAACCAACTACAACGACGCCGCCATGCGCGAACTGTGCGACAGCATCCGCCAGCACGGCGTGCTGCAGCCCATCGTGGCGCGGCCCTACGACAAAGACATCTTCGAGATCGTGTGCGGACATCGCCGCTACTTCGCGGCTCAGGAAGTCGGACTCGAGGCCATCCCCGCGCGCGTCTGGTCGATGACCGGACCCGAGGCCGACGACATCGCCATGGTCGAGAACCTCCAGCGCGAAGACCTCACGCCGATCGACGAGGCCCGCGGCTACCACCAGCTGATCAACAACGGCAGCACCGTTGCCGAGATCGCCGGCAACGTGCACCGGTCCCGCGCCCATGTCGCCGGCCGTCTCGCCCTGCTCGACTTGCCGGGCATGACGATCGGCGCCATCGAAGACGGCCGCATTTCGCTGGCCGTCGCGGGGGAGATCGCGCGCTTGGCCGGCCAGAACCAGCGCCTCGAGGCTACGGAGATGGTCCTCAAGGCGGCGCACAGCGAGTACGACGTGGATGTCGGCGACGACCTGCGGCCGGCCGCGGCCCCGTGTTCACTGGCGAAGGCCCGCAAGCTGATCCGCGAGCGCTTCCTGCTCGACCTGACAGCCGCGCCATTCGATGTCAACGACGCGAACCTGATCGACACCGCCGGCCCGTGCGCTGCCTGCCCCAGCCGCACCGGCAACCGCGTGGACCTGTTCGGCGACCTGGAGCCCGAGGACGGCGGCGCCGATGTCTGCACCTACCTGCCGTGCTTCGAAATGAAGACCGACGCCCACCGCGACCGGTTGCTTGCCGAGGCGAAGGCGGCCGGTATGGCGATCGTCCCCGCGAAGCAGGTCGAAAAGCTGTTCACCGGCGGCGGCGATCTGAGCTGGAACGCGCAGTATGTCC